TGATCACCAGTGGTCAGGCCTACCGCTGCAACGTCAACTTCGACGAGGCGTCGGCGATCCTGGAATCCTCGATGGCCGGTTACATTGACCTCATCCATTCGGTCGAGCACCTCCTTACACTCAAGACCGACTTTGGTGATAGTAAGCAGCGCATCGAAATGTCTTCAGTCATTTCCGAAGAGTTGACCCGCGCCATCCGTTCCTGGCCGCAGTTTCATTTTAACTATCTGCTGCTCTGCCAATACTTCATCGCCCACGGCATCGGCATCGTTTACTGGGAGGATGACATCGACTGGCGCTGGAAGGTCTCGATGTTCGGCGACTTCCTGATCCCCCGTAAAACTCTGGCCTGCGAGGACGAGATCGAGGTGGCGGTCTGCGTGCGCTCCTACCAGGCCCATCAACTTTTCAAATTTATCGAGGACCCCGAGGTGGCGGCCGACATGGGCTGGAACGTGGAGCAGGTCCGCAAGGCGCTGATGAAAGCCACGCAGGGCAATACCGGCGCGTTCACCGACTGGGAGCACCTGCAAAACGAATTCAAGAACAATGACCTCTTCACCGGCACCGCCGGAGCGTCGGAGATCAAGGTGCTGCACGCTTGGGTCAAGGAGTTCGACGGCACGGTCTCCTACTACATGACCCTCGAAAACAATGAAGCGGAAGATTTTCTCTGCGTTAAGCGCAATATTTACAATCACGTCAATAGCGCTTTTGTCTTTTTCCCTTTCGGTATTGGCACTAACGGTTATTACCATTCGATTCGCGGCCTGGGTTACAAGATTTTTCCCCAGATCCAACTGAGCAACCGGCTCCGCTGCCAGATGGCCGATGGAGCCATGCTCAGTTCGACTTTGCTGCTTCAGCCGCAGAACGAGCAGGCCCTCGAAGAACTTAACTTCACCTATTACGGGCCGTACTCGGTTTTGGCCCCCGACCAAATCAACGTGGTCGAGCGGGCGATGCCCGATGTCTCCAAGACGGCCATGCCGTTCCTTCAGGATCTTGTGGCGCAGATGCAATACAAGACCGGGGCCTACGAGAACGCCAGTTCCGCGATCAACGACAACCGCGAGAAAACCAAGTTCGAGACCCAGGCGATCCTGACCGGTCAATCCCGTCTGTCCTTGGCGTCGCTGAATCTTTTCTACGAACCCTGGGGCCGCGTGCTCAAGGAAGTGGTCCGTCGTTTTGTCTGCGGGTGTTATGTCGACGGGGAGCCCGGCAGCCGCGAGATTCTGGAATTCAAAAATCGTTGCATGATGCGTGGAGTGCCCCCCGAGGCTATCGCCGCGATCGACCTGGATTCGGTTCGCCCAGTGCGCGCCATCGGTTCTGGCTCGGAGGCCGCTCGCCTCTTGGCCACCGACGAACTTACCCAGCTCATGCCGGGCTTCGACGAATACGGACGCAAAGCAGCTATTCGCGACCGCGTGGCCGCGCGTTTCGGCTATGACTTGGCCGATCGCTACACTCCGCCGCCGGATGCTGAGGCTCGCCCAGTCATCGACGTCAAAATGGCCATGCTGGAAAACCCCGATCTGCAGAATGGCGTGGAGATTCAGATTCTCCCCAACGAGAACCACCTCGAACACGCCCGCGTTCACTTGGCCGCGCTCGGTCAGTTGGCCGAGGCGGTCGAGGGTGGCGCGGCTCCGATCGAGGGCGTCATCGACGGGATGGTGGCGTTGTTCGGCCACACCACGATGCACGTCGAACAAGTTTCCCAGGACGTCACGATTCCCGAAGAGGGCGCGATGCTGCGTCAGTCGCTTCAGCAGTTTGGCGAGATCATCAACAACGGCGTCAAGCAGGTGCAGAAGATGCGCGAGCAGCAAGCGGCGCAGGGTCCGGAGACGGCCGTAGCGCAAGAGCAGACCGCACCGATCACGGACGACTTCACAGAGAAACTGGAACAAAAACTCCAGGAGCATCAACTCAAACTCCAAATGATGCAGGAAGTGCATCGCACCAAGCTCAATCTCCGTGTCGCCGAGGTCCGCCAGAAACTGGCACTACGGGACGCCGAGGTGGCCAACAAACTAACTCAAATCAGGGGGTAAATTATTATGATGACTATGGCAACTACAGGATACCAAGGATCTACGCCCGATCGTCGTGCGGCCTTGGATAAGGCAGCAATGAACCGCAAGCGCACTAAACTTACATTAGACCAAGCCGAGGAGCTGGCGGAGCAGGAGTTGGATCGCCTTGGAGCTACCGGTCTGGGTCGGGCCAAACGCAAACTTGCATTGATTGGCCGTTCGGTCGGTAAAGAGTTCATACAAAGTAAGTAGGGTATCTGCTGGTTCATGACTTCAACCAACAACCCCAGACGAATCCAGAAAGGCGAGCCGGGCTACGGCCGCAAGAAATTCAAGGTCTTGGCCTCCGAGGGCGGCAAGACCAAAAGCATTATGTTTGGCGATCCCAACATGACGATTAAGAAGAACATCCCGGAACGGCGCAAATCCTTCCGCGCCCGCCACGGGTGCGATACCAAAAACCACAGCAAACTTTCTGCCGCCTATTGGTCCTGCAAGGCCTGGTAATGACACTCAAAGATTGGAACGAAGATCCGGAACTCCGGATGACACTACGCAAAGCTCTGATGGTATCGCCTATGCGCGAGGCCTTGGAGGTTCTGCTCAAGGGCAACCTGCCCCGTTGGTCCACGCCGCCCAATGCCGACCCGATGTCGGCGGCGGCTCTCCAACACGCCCGCAATGCGGGCTATTACGATTTTCACCGGGCCCTGGTCAAATTGACCGATGATCCACCCGATCCGCGCAAGAAACTCCCGGAACCCTGGGAGAACACCGCGCTGCAATAATTTATGGCAAACGAAACCGCTACCGAGGCCTCATCGGCCACAACTAATACCGCAACCGAAACCCCGTCTCCTTTGCAGGAGACCCCGTCATCCACGGTCGAAAACCTTCCGCAGAACGACGGGGATTTCGCCACGTGGCTCTCCGATCGTCTGGAAAAGTTCGACAAGGGCGAAGAGACCGCTCCTTGGGATAAGAAAGAGGAGGAGATGGAGCCTGCCACCGAAAAGGAGGAGGAGTCCGAGGCTGAGCCCGAGGAAAAGTCCGAGGAGCCCAAAGAAGAGTCCGAGGCAGAGGAAGAGGACGACGGCGAAGAGACCAAGAACATGTCGGCTGCTGCCGGGGCCAAGTTCAAGGAACTCAAGACCGAACTTAAAGAATACAAAGCCAAGCTGGCCGAGGCGACCAAGCTGATTGAAGAAGCCAAAAGCACTCCGGCCAACCCCGAGGAAGTCGAGACGCTCAAAGCCAAGCTCGCCGAATATGAACAGGAGATCGCCGTGACCCGTGTCGAGGCCACTCCTGAATATAAGCGCGCGGTCATCGAACCGACTCAGGCCATCCTGGACGCCGCCTCCACTTTGGCGGAACGCTACAAGATCGACGCCCGCAAGCTGGTCAACGCTCTCCGTGAAGAATCGGCGGTCGAGGGCAGCGACGCCCTGACCGAGTTGGCCGGGGACTTCAGCGAGCGCGATCGCGTGCGTCTTTACCGCATGGCGGATGATTTATCGGATGTCTCACGCCGCCGCGACTACCTGCGCGAAAACGCCTCCAAAGCCTACGAAGAACAACAGGCGCAGATGAAGGCCGAAGAGGAGAAGATGGAAAAGTCTTACCGCGAGCGCACCAGCCAGATCGCCACCAAGATTTGGGCCGAAACCTTTTCCGAGCACCCTGTCCTCTCCAAGATGGACAAATCCATCGTGGAGGAAGTGCGCGGTGCGGGTTCCGAGGCCGATCTTTTAGAGTCTACTCCCGAAGAGCGGGCCTACGCGGTTTACGCCGGGGTGGCTTTGCCGCATGTCGTCAAACAATTCGAAGCCGCTACGAGCAAAGTCGCCGAACTGGAAAAGGCGTTGTCCAAGTATAAGAAGGCCTCGCCCAAAGTTTCCGGCAACACCGACACGACCGTGTCAACTCCCGAAGACACCGGATTCCTCGACGCCATCGAAAAAAGATTCGCCCTTGGTTAATTTTTCTTTGACGGGTGACAGTCACCTGCTAATATAGCTTTGTTCTAGTATGAGGAACGAAAACTCATGCGGGTTCGCTCGGGACCATAACCCCGTTCTACCAGCTTAATTTGTAGAGCTTAAACGGCAGGCCATCTCGGCTCTGCCTCCTCCCTGGCTCGGGAAGGAGAAATCCACGGCATGGAGACCGCAGGCACGCTGTGTGCCCCGCGACCACTCCGTCCCGAACCCGAAACCTAAAATTCCTTAAAGGAGGATTTTTTGTATGGCATACGATATCAACACGTGGCTGGAAGCGGAAAGCGGACGCATCGGCCCCGATATTTACCACAAATCGCTCAATACGAGCCCGTGGTTGAAATTGGTTAAACAAGACACCTGGCCCGATGAAATGGGCTACGAGGTCTCCGTTCTGACCTACTCCCGCTCGCTGCCGGAAACGGCACTCTCATGGAACAATGTTGGCTTCAGCACCGGTTCCGGCGCTGGCACCTGCGTTCCTTCGGCCTCGACGGTCAACTTCTACCAGAAGCTGGCTACCTACAACCTGCAGCAGACGGCGATCCAATCGCCCCCGCTCTGCGTCAATGACCTGCGCTACTCCTGGCGTCGCAAGGACCAGCTCAGCCACATTTTCCGTATTCTTACGGAGAACACGAGCTGGGCCTGGAAAGACCGTTATCGCAACGAGTTTCTCCGCTTGTCCAAGCGTCAGGTGCTCGTCGCCTCGGCCGGAACTTCGAATCCCGAGACTTTCTCCTCGGCCAACTCGAACTTCCCGGCGCAGATCGCCACGACCAAACTCACCCAGCCCTACCTCGATCGCGTTCGCATGAACCTGATCCGCGACGGCGCTGGCAACGATCCGATGGGCCGCGAAAACGGCACCCCGGTGTTCGGTCTGATCTGCTCCAGCGAGACCTCTTATGACATCATCCGCAGCCTTGCGGTTGACCGTGAGGATTATCGCTACAGCTCGAAGGCCAACGACCTGCTTGCCCCGTTGGGTGTCGAACGCACCTACAAGGGCTTCTACCACATCATCGACGACTTCGCTCCGCGCTACAACTGGAACGCGGGCACCTCGTCGTATGTTGTTGTCGAGCCTTACATCAAGCAGACCGTCGGTGGCGTCACCGAGTGGGTGCTCAATCCGGCCTATGAATCCGCGCACTTCGAAGTGTCCTTCGTGTTCCACAAGGACGTCTTCCACAGCGTGATTCCGGCCCCGATCACCGCGCCTGGTGGAAACACCAAGTTTGACCCCATCGCTTATCGCGGTGAGTTCAAATGGCTCAACATCCGCGACCGCGAGGAAAACCCGGATGGCACCATCGGATACTTCCGTGGCGTCCTCTCCAGCGGTTCCAAGCCGGTTCGTCCGGAGTGGGGATACGCGATCCTGCATGCCCGTTGCCCCGGCAAGGCTGCTGATCTCGGCTACGTCCTCTGTTCCTAATTAGTTCAAGTTGCGGGGGAGGGGGCATAACGCCTCCTCCCTCCAACCTTCATGACAAATAATGGCGACTGAGCCCTACATTGTCGACGACGTGATCCACCCGGTCAAAGATGACTGGGCGGTCGTCGTCAAAATTACAGAACCCGACACCGATCCCGCCACACCCCGCGACCTGACCGGCTGGGAATTTTACCTGGTCATCACCAAAGACCTGAGTTGGTCAGACGACGAGGCTTACATTTTCAAAACATTTGTCCCGAACAATCCCGTGTCGGGCGAAATCACTCTCTCGGTTCCGGCCGAAGAGTTCACCGAACCCGGCAAGTATTACCGGGGCATCAAAGTCAAAACCGCATCCGGAACCCGCGCCACCCTGATCTCCGGGTCCTTCGAGTTGGTGGCCGCCGGTCCCAAGGCCGTCTAAGTCACGATGCAACTCAAAGTCTACGAGATCGCTTGGGGCGAGACTTTGACTTCCACGGGCTCCGTGGCCGGTGAAGTCGTCACCTACGGCATCACGTTCAGCGATCAAGGGGTCCAGGGTCCGACTGGCCCGGCCGGGGAGATCGGGCCGCCCAATGTTCTCAGTATCGGGACCGTTACGACGGGAGCACCTGGAAGCAGTGCCTCGGCCACGATCACCGGGACCTCGCCCAGCCAGACCTTGAGCCTTACCGTGCCGCGCGGCGATGTCGGGGCCACGGGTGCAACCGGCCCGGCGGGTCCCCAGGCTAATATCAACTACACCGTAGTCACTACGGGCCAGACCCTGTCCAATTCTCAGAACATTGCAGCGGACACCTCGGGCGGTGCGTTTACCCTGACTCTCCCGGCTAACCCTTCGAACGGCGACGCGATCGACATCTTCGATCATGCCGGAACCTTTGACACCAATAACCTGACTATCGCCAGAAACGGAACCAAGATTGAGGGAATTGAAGAAAATCTGGTTTGTAACGTTGAGGGAGCCTACTTCACGATGATCTACACGGGGGCTACCCGTGGATGGCAAATCCTTCCCCGCTATGGAACATCTGGCGGTGCTGGAGAGTCCACGCTTACCACAACTGGTGATATGCTCTATCGGGCTACAGGCGTCAATGCCAGACTCCCAATAGGCACGGCAGGCCAAATTCTAAAGGTCAACAGCGGCGGCACGGCCCCCGAATGGGGCGCAGCCCCGGCGAGCGGTGTGTCCAGCGTGAATGGGGAAACGGGCGCGGTGACGCTGGACGCGGCGGATGTTAACGCGATTGCCTTTCCAAACATTTCATCGCCGTCTATCTCTGGCGACACGGTTCTCACGGCATCGCGCAACCAACTGCGCTATCTCACGGCCACGGGCGGAACTGTTGCAAATATAACGCTGCCCTACAGCGGAAACCAAAACGGTGACATCTGCACATTAGTCGCGGCTTTCGTGGGAGGTTCGTCGGTCGGTCAATTTACCATACGGGCAGCAGGACAAATGGCGGGAGGCTCGCCATTAGGATACAGCACACTTGCTATGCTGCTCTCAAGCGGCGAATCCGTTTCGCTAGTGTCCGATGGTTCAAACGGTTTCGGCGGATGGAGCATTGTTGCGGTGGGAGGCAATTTCCCCGCCACAAGCAATGCCGTGCAAGAATACGATGTTACAGGCGTCTTGCTTCCCAACGGCGACAACGGCAGCGGCGTCCAGCTAACCCGCAACACGACCACACCGCAAACACCAGACGGAAGCGACCGCACTTTTAACGCTGAACAGCTTATCTATCGTCGCGTAAGCGGAACCGCACAGCGTCTTGACACCTATCTTGGCGTGAAACTGGAGTGGCAACCAGTGGCCCCGACAACACCGACAACATCAGGAAGCACAGGCCAAATCGCCTATGCCGATCCTTATTTCTACATCTGTGTCGGCGTCAATAATTGGAAGCGCGTTCCTGTCGCAGCGTGGTAAAATAATATGGCACTCAACGACATCAAGGTTCCCAAGGAAAACGCACAAGGCACGTTCAATGAAATTGCTTTGGCTGCGTCCGACCTCAAACTCGGCACCACCGCCAACCTCCCGCTCAAAACAGGCACAAACGGCGTAGTCGAGGCGGGGTCTTTCGGCACATCGGCAGGGAGCTTTTGCGAGGGGAATGATGCGCGGTTGAGCGATGCGAGGACTGCGCTCGCGCACAAATCGTCCCACTCCACAGGCGGCACGGATGCGCTGGCTCCAAGTGACATTGGGGCGCAGTCGATCTTTGCCAGATCGGAGGGCGATGTTCCTATCTCTGGCCCGCTACAACTTTCCGCAGCTCGCGCGGCAATTATTTCTGTCAGAAATGCACGCTCCGAAGCGCGGGATGTTTATTTGCCCATGACCAGCATCCAAAACGGCGACATCATTGTTGTCGTTGGGGGCGGCACATTAACAAACCCAATCAACATCAAGGTGCCAGCGGCGGGCGGTGCGGCCATTGTTGATCCGAACGGCGGGGCAGTGACCATTTCTGTAACGGGTCAGCAATACCGTTTCATCGTCGATGGCGTTGGTAATTTTATTCCGTGGACGCGGGTTAATGTCGATACCCACACTCATGTTGTCGCAGACGTATCAGGCGCAGCCGCCTCTGGCTCCATCACAAGCAGCGGCCTCACTCAATCGACAGCTCGGATACTCGGAAGGACGAGCGCGAGCACAGGCTCCATCGAGGAGATCCAAATCGGCTCGGGCTTGAGCCTCACGGCGGGGGAGCTTTCGGCTACGTCATCGGGCGTCACCGCAGTCGGCCCATCCACCGCCGATGTGTTGAGCGTCTCTGGCAGCGATCTGGTGGCCGATGACCCGAACGCCGACCGCATTATTTTCTGGGACGATTCGGAATCCAAACTGCGCTATCTGGAAGCGGGATCGGGGCTAACGATTAGCGGGACTACGCTTACGGCGACAGGTGGCGGCGTCACCGCAGTCGGCACATCCACCGCAGATGTCCTCTCGGTCTCTGGCTCCGACCTCGTTGCCGATGACGGCGGCCTAATCAACGGCTTCAACCCTGCGGTGGTGTGGGACGATGCCGCTGGCAAATTGGTTTATGCCAACCCAATGACCCGCAGCGGGGCTTTTGCCATCGGATTACAGCCGACTACTACGGCGCTTGGATCAAACGCCATTAGCATACAGCCCGCAAGAGGACAAGGCCCTGCCAGACTTGCCTCTGCCCTTAACACCATTGCGATCGGCGAGAGCGCAATGGCAAGCGCAGAGGGCGCAAATGCCATTGGCTACAGGCCCAGCGCGACAAATTTTTACGCCACCGCCATCGGCCAAGAGTGCACGGCTTCAGGAGAAGACTCGCTTGCGCTCGGCGGATACTTGGCGAGCGCCACCGCCAACAACGCAGTCGCCATCGGTCGGCAGACAGCGGCGAACTTGCGGTCAATGTTTTCCACGCGCCCATTCAACGCTGTCTATTGGGGCGGGCAAACGACCAACGCGACCGCCACCATTCTCAACTTAGACGCCACCGCCACCAACCGCTTCACCATCGCCGCCTCCACCGCGCTGGCCGTGGACATCCTGCTTGTCGCCCGCCGCAGCGACACCGCCGACAAATGGCTCGTCGCCCGCCGCTTCCTCGGCATCCGCCGCGATGGCAGTAACAACACCTCGCTCATCGGCACGGTGCAAGAAGTAGCGCCCGACCAAAGCGCAGGCTCGCCAACGTGGACATTCGCGCTGACCGCCGACGATACCAACGAAGCCCTGCAACTGGAAGTCACGGGCGCGGCCTCCGAGACGATCCAATGGCGTGCCACAGCAATCTATCGCGTTGTCTAACATGAACACCGAAGAAATCTACAACGTCCTCTTAGCCGAACCCCGCAGCATAGACGGCAAGACATGGCACGGCCTGTCTTATCAGCTAACCCGCGACGAGAGCGGCAAGATCGAAGTGCGCGAGCATGGCTGGCCGACAAAGCTCGCAATCTACGAAGCGGACGGCCCCGAACTCGACACGTTGGACGAGGCCACGGTCAAAGCCGCTATCGAAACCGCGCTGCCCGTGGACGCGAACTATGTGATTCCGCCGCCGCCTGTGCCGTTTGTGGAGACTTTTACGGCAGAGCAAGTGGTCGCCAAGTATTTCAGCGCATACCAGATCGCCGCACTGCAAGAGCTTCGCATGGCCCTTGCTCAAGCGGGCAAACCCCTCGGCCCGAAGATGACCGCCGCGAAGACATGGCTGGAAGGCGTCATGCTTTCATGGGCCGCATCCCCGACACCCGCACCAGCGGAGTCTTTCGGCCAGCCGCAGGCGAGCTTTGCGGAGGCGAGTGGGGAGGCTGTTGCTGACTTGATGCCGTGACGGCTACGCTGACTTTCCAACTGCCCGAAGAGCAGGAAGAATTTTACCTCGCCGCCAAGGGCGCGGATTGGCGCTGTGCGCTGGAAGACATGGACGCGCACCTTCGCGGGCGGCTAAAGCACGAAGAGCTTACGCCGGATGCGGCCAAGGCGTTAGACGAGGCACGGCAAAAGCTGCATGAGTTTTTGAGCGAGCGGGGGCTGAGTTTGTGGTGAACTAACAAGTGCGGCTTGTGAGTTTGCCCTGCACGAATGGCGAATGGGTAGGCTTTGACATGGCTCTGGGGGCATGGATTACATCCTTAACCAACTAGGCCAGTCCTCGACTTGGCGCGGCATTATCCTTCTCGCCGGTTCGCTCGGCTGGCAACTGTCGCCCACGCACAACGAGGCCATCATTGCGGCGGCGCTTGCGCTGGTCGGCGTAATCAACGTCTTCCGCAAAAGCTGACTTCATGCGCTCGGCCCTAACGGCCCTAGCGTTGTCCTGCGCCGCTTTAGTTAGCGGCTGCGCCACATCGCCTGTGGTTCCCGGCGGCGGCCTACCGCTGGGCAAAAGCGGTTGGGAATTTAATGGCGGCATTGATTGGGGCAAAGGCGTGTATTTCGTGTATTTCTCTCGGCCCTTTGGCGCGAAAGAAAAAGCCATCGCGGACGGATTCGGGAAATGAAATCGTGGTGGTTGCGCGCGGCCTTCACGCGCAAGCCGCAGCCATCTGACACGCGCCCCCTACTTACTCGCCTCGCATCATCTCTGCGGCTCGTCGTGAAAGGGTCGTGGAAAAAAGGCATCACCTTTTTCGGTGTGCGCGGCGGCGTTGA